AGATCATATCAGTTTACATGGTCAAAATGATGCGTGGATCAGTGAGATAGCTTATAGCTTAGATATAATGAGAGATGTGGATATAGATATAATACACGATAGAGCAGATATTACTGGTAATAATAATGATGAAACTTTTCAGTTAAGAAAATACAACGAAGGAAATCCCGAGGATCCAAATGATCTTCATAGTGAACGTATGCAAAATTTTAAAGTAAGAGATATACAAAAATTAGCATGGTACCTAGAAAAAATAGGTCAAAAATCAGAAGCATGGGAATTAGTGTTAGCACAAAAAAGAGATCCCTTTATAAAATTAAAAGAATTGTTTAATATATATAGTCAAAAAGGAGCTATAGGAGTAGGACTTCAAAATGCAAGAACAGATAGTAAAACAGAAACTAAACGAAGCGATCACTCTTTATCAGAAAACTAAAGATAAACGTGCTCTTGATGCTATAGAATTTTTTAAAAATTTATTAAATAATAATATTTCTCGAAAAAGTTTAATAGCATATGCTAAACATATGTACCCGGGATACAAGGATCCTGTACATATACAACTCATTACTAAAAATTTAGAATTATTAGAAGCGGGAGAAATTAAAAGACTTGCTGTCTTTATGCCACCACGACATGGAAAGTCTATGTTATGTAGTGAGTTTTTTCCCGCATGGTATCTTGGAAATAATCCAAACGAATTTATTATACAAGCTACTTATGCTCAAGAGTTAGCTGATGACTTTGGTCGTAAAGTAAGGAACCAAGTTCAATCGCCTGATTTTAATAAAGTATTTCCACAAGTAGGACTACGATCTGATTCTACAAGTGCGAAACGTTTTCATACAATGCAAGGTGGAACTTATAGTGCAGTCGGTGCTGGTGGAGCGATTACAGGTAGAGGTGCGCATTTATTAATTATAGATGACCCGATAAAAGGAAGAGAAGATGCGGAATCAGAAGTTCAACGAAGAAATTTAATAGACTGGTATAAATCTGTAGCTTACACACGATTACAACCGGGTGGTAAAATTATATTAATTCAAACAAGATGGCATCAAGACGATTTAGCTGGATTCATTTTACAAGACACTCAAGAAAAGTGGAAAGTATTGGATCTACCAGCAATTGATAGTAGTGGTAATGCGTTATGGCCAGAAGCATATTCTAAAGAAGATTTAGAAAAAATTAAAAATACAGTAGGTCAACGTGTATGGCAATCTCTTTATCAACAACAACCTTCTAATGAAGAAGGATCTATTATTAAAAGAGATTGGTGGAATATTTACGAAGATAAAAAAGTTCCCGTATTAAGTTATGTACTTCAATCTTATGATACGGCGTTTAGTACATCATCTACAGCCGACTTTAGTGCGTGTACTACATGGGGAGTTTTTACAGCACGAGATCAAGAAAATCAACCCTATGCTGCATGTATATTATTAGACGCATGGAAAGAAAGATTAGAATATCCAGATTTAAGAAAACGTGCGCAAGATAGTTATAAAGAATGGATGCCCGATGGAGTACTTATTGAAAAACGTGCCTCGGGTCAATCTTTAATACAAGATATGAGAAGGTCGGGAGTTCCCGTTATTACATTCTCTCCTGAACGAGATAAAGTTTCAAGAACGCATGGTGTAGCAAGTATGTTTGAAGGAGGATTAGTCTTTACACTTGATAAAGAATGGACTAAAGACGTAATAGAGGAATCTGCTCAATTTCCTTACGGAAAGCATGATGACGTACACGATACATGTGTACAAGCTCTTATGCGAATACGTGAAGGATTTTTAGTAGTACACCCTGATGACCCTGAAGAAGATTATGACGAAAAAGTTACAAAATACAGAAAACACAAACGTTATTACTCTTAACGTTTTTAATAGAAAGCCATCATCACGAGTATTAGCTCGTCATGAAAATGATAAAGTTATTGATGCTTTACATAGTGCGGCTATAGCTATTACAGATAGAATGGATCTAAAGGGCTATGCTTTAGTAGCATGGGATAAAAAAGGAGTTCCTTGTATATCTTATTACGCTGAACATCCTGAAAATCCTATATCTGATATGATGATTCCTAGCTTTACACAAACTTGTTTTCAGGGTATAGTTTCACAAAGATTATCGAAACCGGAGGATTTAGATGGTGAAGAACAATAAACAATATGGAATAGAAGATGTAAAAGCTTCTAATAAAAGATTTTACGAAAAGTTTCCTAGTGCTAAAGAAGATGCTGCAATGCTTAAAAGAGCAATGCAAGATAATGCAAATGACATTGTAAAACAAGTAGATCAAGAAAAAGTTGATCGTGAAAACTTTGAACAAAGTTTAATGGGAATTAAACCACAAGGTATTATTATCAAGAGAGTAATTTAATAATGAAAAAGGTTAATACTAAAAAATTAGAAAAAGGTTTAATGCCTTCTAAGTCTAAAATGAAAAACAAAAATGGTAAAAAAAACTCCAGTTGTTGACATGATAGATGAAGGTATAGCCCTTCAAGGTGATTACTATTTAACTCCAGAAGAAATGGATTATATAGATAAAGAAAGAGAAAAGAATAAAGGAAAGAAACTTTACTTTGATCCAGATATTGAATATATAGGAAGCATCGAATCATTTGATGATGATGGTTTTAAAAAAGGACAAAATAAATCAAGAGGTTAATAATGGTAAAAAATACTAAAGAAGTTACTAAAGATATTTTAGATGTAGAATTTGAAAATATTTCAAAAGAAAAATTATTTGATGATAATGGATATATGGAAGATCAAGATTCAGCAAGAGAAGATGAAGATGATATGGAAGACGAAGATTCAGATGTTGCTGAAGTAGTTCCAATCTCTAAAGAAAAATCTCCTTTAGAAAAAGATGTATACCCACAAGGACGTAGAGAAAAATTTAAAAATAAAGATAAACCAAATCCATTTAAAAAAGCATGAAAATGACAGCGGGTTCAGGTTCTGGTTTAGGTCGTTTACAAAAATCTATTGATACTGGAAGTATTTTAAAAAAGCCAAAGAAAAAAAAGAATGGCAAAAAAAAGTAATCCATACGGAACTGGTTTATTTTATAAAAGGACTAAAAAGAAAAGACCAGGAAGACATTCTAAAAGTCCTAATAAATCTTTTGATAAAAAAAAATATAACGGACAAGGAAGAATATGAGACGAGAAAATCCAATTAACACTTCTGTAAAATCTGGAAATTTTAGACCTACTAAATCAGGTGCAGGTATGACACGTAAAGGTGTTATGGCATATAGACGAGCCAATCCTGGTTCTAAATTATCAACAGCAGTTACTGGTAAAGTTAAGCCAGGAAGTAAATCAGCTAATAGAAGAAAATCTTATTGTGCAAGATCAGCAGGTCAAATGAAAATGTTTCCTAAAGCTGCAAAAGATCCTAATTCAAGATTAAGACAAGCTAGAAGAAGATGGAGATGTCGATGATAATTAGACTATTAAATAACTTTAATTCATGGTTATCATATAAATTATGGAGATATGAGTTAAAGCTAAGAGCTAAAAGATTTAAGAACGAGACCTGTAAATGTAAAAAATAATAATTATATACCTATTAACAATAGGAGATAATTATGTTTAACCCTTTAGATTATTTAGATTATAGTAAAGTTAAGAGCTTCTGGACTGACTATAATCAGAAAGTTCAAAAGTTCTGGAAAGATGCTTTTGAAGATTACAAAGCAAACTTCTCAAAATAAGATCCTTTTTGATTGTTTAATCACTGGAATAATTCGCTTTATTCCAGTGATTTTTTGTTTTATACTATACTATAGATGTATAGGGTATGAACCCGGAGGTATTAAACAATGAAAAAAACAAAAGCACAAAAGAAAAATAAAAAATCTTTTCCTGATATGTCAGGTGACGGTAAAGTCACTAAAAAAGATATTTTAATGGCAAGAGGTGTAATCAAAAAAGGAAAGAAAAAGTAATGCCATTGGCACGAAATAACTTTCCACAACAAACTGAAAAACCTATGAAAAAGAAAAAAGGACTATACGCAAATATAAATGCAAGAAAAAAAGCAGGAACTAGTAGACCTAAATCTAAATCTACTATAACTCCAAAAGCATATGCAAATATGAAAGCTGGATTTCCTAAAGGTAAAAAGAAAAAATAACATGGCACTTGAAGTAGAACTAGATAAACAGAAACTGCAATATACCGATGATGAAGGTAAGAAGATTACTGTCGATATAAATGAAGATGAAACTGAAAAAGCTGAAGAAGAATTTGAAAGCGATCATTACGAAAATCTTGCAGAGACATTAGATAGTTCTAAAATTTCAAGAATAGGAAAACAATTAATTACCGCTTATGAAGATGATAAGTCTTCAAGAAAAGAATGGGAAGACCAATACTCTAAAGGTCTAAAGATGTTAGGTGTAGTTGTTGAAGATAGAAACGATCCTTTCCCGGGAGCTTCTGGAGTACATCACCCATTACTCGCAGAAGCTGCCACTCAATTTCAAGCTAGAGCTATTGCGGAGTTATTTCCTCCAGGTGGACCTGTAAAAACTCAAATCATTGGTAAAATTACTGATAAGAAAATAGAACAAGCTTCACGAGTTGAAGATTATATGAATTATCAACTTACTACTCAAATTCCAGATTACTTTAATGAATTAGATCAAATGTTATTTTATTTATCATTATCGGGTTCAGCATTTAAAAAAATATACTTTGATGATACATTAGATAGAGTTTGTTCAAAATTTGTACCAGCGGAAGATTTTGTAATAGCATATCAAAATACAGATTTACAAACTGCAGAAAGATATACTCAAGTAATGAAATTATCTGTAAATGAAATTAAAAG